CCTCCGCTTTCGTCACCGCACCGCGGTCGCCCGAGACGACAGCCGCCCCAGAACCGACTCGATGATGTCCTGCTTACTCGTCAGTGCCCGATACACCGCCTCATCCACAGTGTCGCGAGCGACGAGGTGGTAGTAGTGGCAGCACTTCGCCTGCTGCCCCGGCCGGCGGATGCGTCGCAGCGCCTGCTCGTAGATGCCCGGTGACCAATCAATGCTCCAGAACACCGCATGCCGTGCCCGCGTCAGGTCGATGCCCTCGCTGCCGCTGCGAATCTGCACCGCCACGACGTCCGTCTTACCCTGCTGCCAGTCGGCGAGATCCTTCCTGGCTCCGCTGACCTCGGAGTAACCGCGTCCCGTCTCGCGGCACAGCGCCTCAATCTCGGTCGCATCGCACCGGAAAACAAAAAACACGACCAGCGGCTCTGACTTGTCGATGTCCTCCATCCAATCGCGGAGCGCAGCGCGCTTGGCGGGGATGCCGTCGATCGGGATCGGCGCCGCTGACTCCTCCGGTCGTGCATATCCGCTGGCAGCCATACGGAGCTTGACCGTGCGGGCCAGCGCATTCGTCGCGGTCACCACTCCGCCGTCGATTTCCGCAATCAGTTCGCGCTCGAACTCCCGGTAAAAACGCCTTGTCGCCGGCGACAACTCGACTGGGATCTGCTGATGCGTCTCCTCTGGCAGGTCCAGCACGTCCTCCGTCGCCACCCGCCAGATGAACGGATCCGTCAAGGCGGCGAACTCGTCTTGCCGCAGGTACCGCTTGATCTGCGATGGAAACATCGGATGCGTCTCGGCATACCGCGATCGGCACCGCGTCCACGACGCCCCCAGAACGTCAGGAGCGAGAAAACGAAACTGACCGAACAGGTCGAGCGGCCCATTTGGCATCGGAGTCCCCGACAGGCACAGCCGTCGCGCGTTCGGGTTTCTCGCCGCCAGGGCCGCCAGCCACTTGCTCACCCGCCCCATCGGCGCCTTCGCGCGGTGTGACTCGTCAAGGATTATCCACGACCACGGCACCGACTGAACGGCCTTGCCCAGGTCGCCCTGCCACACAGCGTCGTAGTTCGTCACTGCGACGACGGGCACCCTGCCGGCAATCTCCACCGCCAGCCTGAGCCGCTCGGCGCGCTTCCGCGTCGCTCCCGTCGTGAGCAGCAGCGGGTTGCTCGGCACGCCCGACAGACCGGCGGCCAGGAGTGCGGAAGGTGTCTTTCCGCCCCCCATGCCGATCGCGGCCAGTGCCGCGGGCTTGTCGGCCAGCCAATCAAGGAACTGCCGCTGGTGAGCCCACGGCCGGAACTCTCCAGCCGCGGCTCGCCGCGTCGCCTCAACCCACCACTCGCCGACCGCCTGCGGCGTGACAACGAGAACGTGCGGCGCGGTCATTTGATCACCTCGATCGCATCCGCCGCGTCGGCATTGATGAGATCGCGGAGTCTGTCGCGGAGCGATTCCACTTGCGTCGTCAGAATCTCGCGACGGCTCAGCAGCTTTTCGATTGTCGCGACGATGGCATTGGCCTCCGTGTCGTGGTAGCGGATTTCGGTGACAAATCCAGAGGCCACTATCCCTGTCTGGGGGCTCCGAAGAACAGAAAACGCCGGGCGCCCGTCGCTCGCTGGTAGACGGATCTCCTCGTATTCGACCGGTCCGCAGGTAAATCCGAAATCCCCCCACGTCGTGCCGACGAACGCTGACCACCGTCGTCGTGGTGTGTCGCCGTGCGGCAGTCCATTTGTCTCGATCATGCCTGCCACTGCGCCAGCAGCCTCAGCGTCGCCCGGCATCGGTTCGGATTCCATGTCACGCTCCTCGTGTGAAGTGCTACGTCGTTTGAATAAGTGCCCATCCGTGGGCGATTGTCGCTCCGTCGTTTGTTTGTCCGTTCGTCGGGCAAGGGCCAGCGGGCAGGGGGAGAACGGAGAAACCCCTGCCCGCTGGCAGCCCTCGGTGGCGGATTAGGCCACCGCCGGCGCCGTGGGGGACTAGGCCACGGTCGCAAGTTCACAAGCCTCAGCCCAAGCGCGCTCCTTGAATGAGTGAGCCGAGCCGAACAACACACTGCGGAACTTCCGCTCCGCACGAACGTCACCCTTGCCGGTCACGCGGAGTTCGTGGTCAGCCCACTCGCTCGCCGCGTTGTAGGCGGTCCAGACGTTCGACTTGTAGCCGCCCTCATTCGTGGGCAGGGCGAACCGATCCCACAACTGACCGAGAACCTTGTCGCGGTTCCGGTCGCTGCGACGATCGACCAGCGAGCCGAAGTATTCGCTGACCTGCTGCGTATTCAACTCATGCGAGAGCATCGACCGAGCAGCGGTCGCGAACTCGTCATGGCTCTTGCCGATCACGCCGAGCAGTTCCTTCGCCTTCTGCACCCGGCGACCGAGGCTCCCGGCGGTGTGAAACAACTTGAGGCCGAGCGGCAGGCCCGCGTCCGACTTGTTGCTGTCCACCTCGCTGATCGCCAGCCGCAGCGTGTTTGCACACACCACCCGCACGCTCGTCGGAAACAGCCGCACGGCACCGGTGCCTGCGTGGTTGTTCGTGATGAGAACGTACTTATCGAGAACGTCGCGGTCGCAGACCTCGATGTTCCCCGGCAGCTTCGCCAGCATCCAAACGTCCTTGCCGCCGCGAAGCGAACCGCACGTGTGCCAGATCGCCAACTCTTCGCCCACCACCTCATCCATCCACGCGAAGGCGTCGCGATTCTGGAGCGGCTGATACCGCAGGCCGACCGCCCCAAGGGCGGCGTGCGTGTCCGTCCGCATCGTCGCCCGGTGCGTGTCGATGGGCTGATGCGAGCCATCGGGCATGATCGCCGCGAGGTCGGTCAGTGCGACCGTCCAATCGAGCCCGGCAATCCGCAGGGCGTCGGCCGAGGTCTGTGCCGTGTTCACCAACGTTCCAAACCCGTGCCACGCTGGCTGGTAGGCGAACATCGCCGAGCCTTGAGCCTGCGTCGAGAAGTCGATTTCGTGAGCCATTGTCAGAGTCCTCCGTTAGTTTCCAGTCCTAAACAATCAGTTCAGCGGCCCGGACAACGCGGCCGTGCCGCATGTCGTCAGGCCACCTCGCCGCGGCGGGCGTCAACCTTGCTAGCCTCGTCGAGCCAGCCGTCAACCGTGTCCTCGATATCCGTATCGTCGGCCGCCGTCAGCCCCTCGCCCATCTCGTCCTCGAAAAAAGAAGCCACGTCCTGCACCGCCATGAGCAGCCCTGCGATGTCGTCGCGGGTCGTCCCCTCGTCGAGCATCCCGGCCTCGCCACCAGCCAGCATCTCAAGAGCTTCCTGAGCCTCGCCCAGCATCTTCGTCAGTCGCTTGAACTCGTTCATCGTCGTGCCTCCGTTGAAAGGGGTGTTGTGCTGAAGTCCGAACAATCGGTCAGGTGGCAGATTCAAGTTCGCCGCAAAACGCGATGAACTCGGCAGATGTCATCCGCGACTGAGCCGCGGATATGGCCGCGGTAAAAACAGTGTCGGCCTCGTCGCGGAAATCGTTCATGAGGTTGCGGCAGATGTCGATCAGTTGCTCAGTGGTCAGGGTTTCGAGCTTGGCAGTCAAAGCGTTCATCGTTCGTTCTCCGTTTCGTGTCCTTGTCGCGGTGTCCGCCGCGTCATGCCCCCATCATACCCTATCGACCGCAACGGTCAATAGGGTAAGCATTTATTTTTCGTTAGGTTCCGAAAGGGCCAGTTTTGCCCGGAGAAACAGGGGGTTTGGCCGACCCCAGCCCGCCGGCAACGTGCCGGCGGGCGGCGGCGTCAGGTTGTCGGCTCGGCCTTGCGGCGGCCCTCGGCCTCGGCTTGGCACTCTCCGCAGAACTGGGTCGTGTCTCGGCACGACGAGATGCCGCTGGCCTTCGTCGGCACCGAGAGGAGATTGCCGTGTTCTGTGCAGACGGCGAGCCAGGGCATTCCGTCGCCGTCGAGCCCCTCGTCCTCGGATCGCAGCACCTCGACCGTGCGTCCGTGGCGGTTCACCCACTTCTTCGCGGCACCGCGAGCCGGCGCGACGTAGCCGCTGCCGGTGATGATGCCTTCGCGGTTCTGCTCCATCCAGCGGTCGTAGTTGCTCTTGGTCATCGTTCGTTCCTTTGGTCTCGTGGTCGTGTTGCCCGCCGGCAACGTGCCGGCGGGCGGGGGTCGTCAGTCGTCAGTCGTCGACCGTGACGTAGAGCCACTCCCGCTCGCGGCCATCGTCGTACAGGCCGGCGAGGTCGTGGTCAGGCGCCGACGATGCCTCGATGCCGGCTGCGGTCAGCGCCGCAACTGCCCGGCGAGCGTCGGCCGCAGGGATGGACTCCCGAGACACCGTCGCGGCATCGTCAGGCGAGGTGGTCAGCGTCATGTCCAGGCCGATGCTGCGGAGCACTTCGTTCGCTGTCTTGGTCGTCGTCATTGTCTCGTCTCCGTGTCGTTGGTGTCGCGGCTCACTCGTCCGCGTCATGCCCTAATAGTACCGATATCGGAACCATTGGCAAGGGGTAGTGAGGAATTTTTCCGAAACGTGGGTTTTCCCGCAGAAAACGCGGGTTTCAGTCCGCCTTGAAGCCGGCGGACCGCTTCTTGTGCCGCCCCTTGGCCTTCCGGGAGGCCAACTCGAGCACCTGCGGCAGGCAAACCATGTAGGAGCCGGCGACCATCTCCGATCCGATTCGGCCCTCGCGGGCCAGTCGGCGGATGTAGGTCATCGAGCAATCGTAGCGCTTGGCGGCCGTTCGCACGTCCACCATGTCCCGCCCTTCGCTGTCCTGCATCATCGCGATCATGTCCGCAATGGTACCGACTACGGAACACGGGTCAAATCTCCGTTTCCGTGACTCGGCGACTGGTCGCGGCGTAGTGTTCACCACGCCCACTACAGTGGAGACGAAGGGGATGTACATGAGTACACTTGTTGGCACGGACGCCCAAACACGGGGGACGTGCCATGAGGCTGATCGACTTTCTCGACACCGAATACGCGCCGCTG